CTTACTCCAGTCTTTGTGAAAATAGCATCAACAGTAAAGTAATCTTGATTACCTGTTGCTGCACTATAATTGCTTACATCCTCAAAGGTGAATGCTGAAGTAATAGGCTGTTCAATATAAAAATCTTTGACATAACCAAGCTCACCAATAATACTATTTATATCACCACCATTAGCAATGACATGGCTTGATGCTAATAAGGACGCTTTACTTACAGTAATTTTTACTGTTGATTGATTATCAGGATCTAGAGTTTTGCCTCTATAAATAGATGGTTTTTCATTTTGTGTGAGTACATTAGCGATTGATGCTTCACTGACTCCATCAGTAATGCGTTCACCAATCATATTGCGCAACATAAATGATTGTGTAGATGGAGTTACGCGTGCCCAGACTTCTCCTCTTTCAAAATTATCTGAATATGTATCTTGATTATTAAGAACAGATGATACAACACCTAAAGACAATGGGTTAACAGGGGTTCTTTTAATTACATAGTGATTGGCTGTATCTGAGTTTTTAGTCGCAAATCTGTAACCATCAAATTTCACATCAATTTCACCAGCTGTACCTTGATAAAGCTTTGCATTAATATCTAAATCTATGATCTCTTTACTAGTGGGATCGTAAGGATCATAGTCTGGATTTTTTCTTTGCAGTTTATTCCAAGCGGCTTGATAGTAAAACTCTAATCCTTTTCTCCAACGCACCCATTTACTATCTAGATCATATTGCTCAATGACAGAGCGATGAACACTAGTTCCAAATTGTCGATCACTTGGATAATAACCAGCAGCACCTGGGCGCTTACCTTGGCTTACTTTGTTATTGACTTTGTTAAAGGCAAATGACGATGCTGAACCAAAACCATTTTGCTTTCTAGGCATTAGTAGAATCCGCCTTGAGCTCCAATGATTGGTGTGTCAGCAGAATTAGCAGGTGCTGCAAGCTGCAGTGAGCACCACAGAACTGTTCCTTTGGGTACGTACAATGCAGTGACTTGTGAACTACTACCAGCTCCAGGTAAAGGTGCTAATACTTTTGGCAAATCAGTAGACGATGTTTTTGTGCCTGCTGTAGTTGAACTAGTAAGTTGTCCAACATAGGTTGCTTCTGTAGGACGCAGGTAGTCGATACTTGTACTGAAGTAAAACAATGCTTTATAAGCAGTTGTGCTTCGTGCTAGTACATACAAATCTTCGACAATTCCACCATCATTCTGCGAACAATTCATCAAAACTTTCGATTCATTAGTTCCAAGAATGTCTAAGGATGTTGCGGATCCTGATGTCAAAGTATTTCCTGCCACTGTGGTATGAAATACACGATCAACCAACAGTGGTTGTTTGTTTGTTGCTGTAGATGCCATTATGCTTTACCTTTGTTTTTACTAGATTTCTTTTTGATAACTGTTTTATTAGCACCTGGCGTCATTGGATTAACTGACGCTGTAGGCATAAATTGCTGCATAAATGGTCCATTAGTATTTGGCATGTTTCCAGGAAATTGACCAGGAACAATTGCTTGAGAACCAACTGGACCCATTGCCATGTTAGTAAATAAACCACGGTTAGATGCATCGTTAGCAAGACGTGAACCTTCTAATGCATCTGCCATTTGTGTTGACGGCTGCTGTTGCAGACCATAAGGAGCTTTATTATTTAGCCGTCTGCCCATTGGTGTATTACCAGGTAATTTTGACCTTTCTACGGGAAACACAGCATTTGTTCCTACACCAGCTAAACCAGCTACACCCATATCTCCATAAGGATATTGAGAAAAACCACTTAAACTACCACTATCCGTTTGAATACTAGTTACGTTCATTGGGTTGTTGTTCATAGGACCGCCTTGAACAACAGGCATTTGTTTTGCAAGTTTAAAACGATTCTCGTCGAGAATCATTGCATTTTGAAGTTTGCTTTTTGCCATGATCAAGCCCTCATTGTTTGTTGACGATTATTGTTGCTATCGTCAGCATTACTTGCTGCCCGAGCAATAATATCTAAACGACGTCGATGTTTTTCATTCATAATTGCATCCATCTGCACTTTGTCTGGATCTTGGTCAGGAACAACTGTTGATGATGTGGCAATTCCATTTCCAATCCTTCCAGTTGTTTCAGGTGTTGCAGGAGCATTAGCAGCTGAAGATCCTTGAGAAAAATTTGGATCTTTAATGTCTTTTTCGAGTGTAGTTACAGCACCATACTTCGTACGTGTCTGTGATACAGCTTCGGGAAGTTGTTTAATTGCCTCTCGTTCTTGCATAGCTCGCATAGCTTCATACTCACGAGGATCCGGTTTGTTGATTGTAATTTTTTGGGTTCCTCCCTGTACAGGATACATAGTGCTATCTGTAATTATCTAAATCTATTCTACAATTATCTCCAACTTTGATTTAGTTGAATTCGTGACCCAACAGCTGTATCTGCTGGGCCAGGAATTGCCATAATAAATTCTGCACCAGATCGTTCGAAGGCATATCGTCTGACTTCAGGACGCCGATAATTAGGTACGTACAATGTTTCAGCTAATCGATCGCACTCACGCAAATAAATCTCACGATAGTATTCGTCGCCCTTAAGTGGATCAGACGTATTGATGGTTCTTTGAACGTCACCTGAAATGACTTCTTGCCGTGAAAAGTTGACAACACCAGTTCCATTTGGATCTAAAATGTCATCTGGGAAATAAGCGCTTACTCTCCAGGCATTGTCACATCGTTGAATATGATAGTTAACTTGCTCTAACCAGTATTCATCTGGAATTAACGATAATGCTTCTTCGAGTCTTGATCGGTCACCCGCAGGGATCTGCGCACCAACATTAAAGCCTAAGTGAAACCTGACTCGTGATTTGTCGTATTCGTTGAGTTCCATCACACTACCTGAGAAGGATTGTTGTAGATATCACCCAAGATCATCTCTAATCGCCGTGCATCATCAGCGCTTACTTGGCCACCATTAGCTTGAATACTTGCTAACACTTGCCCTGCTTCTGAATCTTTTTTCATTAACGCAGCAGTTCCAGCTCCAAGTCCTCCACCTAAAATTAAACCTGTCAAACCACCTGCCATTCGAAAACCTGGCTTTAAACGTGTGCCATATGGAACTCTTGGAGATAAACCTTGTTTAGCTGCTAATCCATCTTTTACCCTATTAATTGTATTTCCAATTGAATGAGGAACTGTGCCACCTAGCACGCCAATTCCAGCACCTCCTAAACCGCCTGCTACTGCAGCTTGTTGAATAGCCGCTTCTCGATCTTCTTCGTCTTTTACAGCTTGAAATAGCAGTGCTTCTTCAATAGTGAGCATCTATCTCTTTTGATAATACTAGTACTAGTTTAACTAATAAAAATCAAATCCTCTTCGATTAATTGTTCCCAGTTAACTCGTGGAATATTTTCTAGCTGTGATAAATTTGCAAATCTTTCACCTGATAATGACATACGTAATTCAACAATCCGTTTTGCAGTTGCATAACCAACACCTGGCAAACGTTTTGCAATTTGTTCGGCAGGAGCCGTATTAAGATTTAAACGTGCATCTTCAATAGGTACGACAGTTGTAGGCAGTTGCTCTTCAGGTTCTGGTGCAATTTGAGGCGCTGCTACCTTAGCTAACCGACCTTTTTCGCGGTCGTAGGGAACTAACTGATCAATTCCTACATACGTAATATTGCCCCCAGCATCACGTACCATCGCATACTCTTTATCGTGCTTATTGATAAACTCAACTAATTTGCCTGTCTTTGAGTCTTGAAATAAGTTTGACATAATCTATTCTTGTCTTCCCTAATATTATAGGCACAAAAAAACGCCCCCAAGAGGGCGTTTGATTGTTATCAGTTGAACGATCAGGTGCCTGAACCGGCTTCAACCTTATAAGGAACATTGCAGTCATCAGCAACTGGGGCTGCTGCATTCTTGAAGTAACACACCTCAACAATCACGTATGCTTGATCATCGGGATTATCGATGGTCAACGCACCGGAGTAAGGGGCGGTAATGGTGATCTCGCTAGATTCGACGGACTTGGTAGTACCGAAGTCAAAGCTGGTTGTTGCACCAGCAGCGGGGAACACACCGGAAGAAGCTGTCAGAGTAGCTTCAGTGTTGGTTGTGGTCGTTAAACCATCAACACGAACAGTATCAGTGCCGGAAGCTTTGAGGTTCACGACGTTGATAGCTGTGCGATAAACAGTCGAGCCGGCAGGCACTTTAAATGCCTTGTCGAGACGGGGCTTATCGTCTTGGCGCAGGTCAGGAGACAAAATCTGAGGGGACAATGTGCCACCACCAGTCAGGTTCGCTGTTACCAGAGCCACACCGCGCACTTGATAGAACTCAACACCAGGGGTCGCATAAACACCCTGTTCGCGGTATGCGTTGAGGTCGGCTACGTAATTACCAGGAAAAATCACGGACATTGTTAGTTACCTCCTATCAGTAAACGAAAGAGTAACCAACCGTGATGAAGTCCTTGTTCAGAACTTCAAAACCGGCAAACAGAGACCAGATCATGATGATGAAACGAGAAAAGTCATCGTTGTTGTTCAACAGAATCTGAGCGTTGTTACCACCGATGCCGACGCCGACAGCCTGAGGACCGAAGAAGATTAACTGAGATGCTGTGTAATCAGCAGCGCCAGCAGCCTTATCAGTAATGATCAGGTTGTAGGTTGTTTCAGGCAGGTTGGTGGACTCAAACCATCGGACACCTTCGAAAAGGAAGCCAGTTGGCATAACGGGTTGGCCGGCAACAAAACCAGCTTGGCCGTAAGCAGGACCCATGCCTTGATAGAAGTTGGCATTAGGTGCTGCGTTGGGTTGCATGGGGTTAATCATGCCTTGACCCGGATAGCGAGCAATCTCGCGGAAGTCAGAGTTCTGACGCAGATGCATCATTGCGGTGGGATCCACAATGCAGCGGTAGTAGCCATCAGCGAAAGTCGGGACGTTACGCTTGCGCATGTCTTTCACTACTTCTAAAAGATCAGTAGTGATGTCGAACTTTGCAGACTCGCCGGATGCGTAAGTCACGCCCAGTGTGCCGCCAGTGCCGCCCTTGGCTTTGCTGCCGGGCAGGTAATAACCACCTTGTTCCTTGTCGGCTGCACCGTTAGCTTCAGCTTTCAGAAGCTCATTAGCAAACACCCGATCGCGCCAACGACGATAGTCGTCAAGCAGTGTCAAAGAACCAATGGACTGGTGGAACACGTTGAGGTTGCCAGTATCCAGCAGCAAGCGCTGGGCAGTGATCAGGGTCTCACGTGCAACTTTGAAGGTAGAAGGAGCAGCTGTATCGCGTGTATCAGCAGGACCGGTGTACTCACGAAGAGTCACCAGCACTTTGTCCTTCACAATATTGCGGGCAGAAGCGGTGCCAAGTGTTTGATCGGCAGTCCGCTCACGGGACTCCTTGGTGCCAGGCTTGCCCCAGAAGCGGTAACGATCAAGCTGAACAGTTTGACCGGGTTGCTTTGAGAAATCGTGAACCACCACAGGCTCTACAGCCATTTCAATGATGTAGGCGGGGTGGGGACGATACAGTTCTGCACCAAGAAGCTTCGGAAAATCATTATCAATCCACATAGGGATTAACTCCGTAAGCTAAAAGGTTTATAAGTGACTTCGACTTAGTCACATAATGGTATAGTAATTTATAATTCGTCTACAATTATTAGTGTCCCCCAGAATTCTAGGGAATGGAATTTATTGATTGTGATGTATGGGTTCCTGTTCACACATTGCCAGGTTTTGAAAGCTGCATTGAATATTATGTTAATGAAAAAGGTGAAGTCAAAAGTACTAAAGGAGAAATAGAGCGAATTCTTAAACCTAAACTTAAAAAGAACGGATACCTTACTGTCAATCTGACTCAACGAATTGGTAGAAGAAGTATTCTTACTGTACAGGTACACGTGCTTGTTGCGTACGCATTTTTAGGAATGCCTCCTACACCTTATGGAAGAACAAGAGGCTGTAGCCGAATAAAACATATTAATGGCAACCGAACTGACTGCAGAGCAAATAATTTGCGATGGATTAAACTGTCAAGTTCTAAAACAGTTTAAAATAAAGATAGATATTTAGTGTAATCAAATGACTGATAGAGTTGTTTTTAAAGGTGGTAACCACGTTATTGAAAATAATACAGAGGGGAGAATCAAACTTATTCAGCCGGCACGAGGAACTGTTAATCGTTTTATTCGTTGGTGGAATCGTGCAGGTAGTCAGTATATCGATTGTGCAATTTTCCGTGTTGAGCTTAATAATGGTACTGTTGTTCGTTTAGTTGTACCTCATGTCAAAGGAGGTATGCATGTTGAGATCCGACATGATGGTTTTGGTAACTTCACTTTCCCAAAATGTCATCTTGAACGTATTGCTGTTGTTTCTGCTGATACAACTGAGGTATTAGTTGAGTATCAGTTCTCCAAGATCAGTGGTGGATCTGTACTGAAGCGAACGTTGGCTGGATTACCTAAAGTACAGGAAATTGAACCACAAGTTCCTGAACAAACTACTATGCAAGTCACTGTTGTACCTGAGGTTGTTAGTGACTCTCTTCCCGATCCAACTACATTGGATAACGCAGAGCCCGAACAAGAAGAACAAGATGTTTCTATTGTTGAGGTTTTAACTACAGTTAAAGACCTTAGCAAAATGACGAAGAAACAACTTTTAAGCTGGGCACTTGAACTTGGCTATGATCTTGTTGACGGGCACACTAAAGCACAGTTATTAGATGAGTGCATTGATATCTTAGAGAACTCAAACTGATTGATTCCTTTGAGTGCTGGATAAATTATCGTATTCTAAATATTCATAACCGATATCCATTTCAACGTTGTAAGGCAATCGTCGTGTGTTTCTTGCATGGAAACCTAGATAGATATAATCATTACGATTAATATAAATAGTATCGTATGGATATTCTTTTTTATCACGTGTATAGATTCGCACATCAAACCAACTATCAATATACTTATTACCAGTTTTTAGATTTTTTAAATCCAGCCGAACATATAAATTTCTAAATTCAGACAAGTCATTACTTATTCTTGCTGTTTCATACGTATTGACTGTACCTTCAATGGTTGTGAAGTCGAAGATACCAGTTTCATATGTGTTGATTGTTGCATCTTCAATAAAAGTCCAAACAGATATGTAATCGTTTTCTGGCGTTTCGACATTTGCAAAAGCTGAAGATGAACTAAGTATATTTAACTGAAGCTTGATAAAGACATTTTCAGTGCCAAACAATCCAACTGCATCGCTGTACTTTACTGTATAGGGGATTGCAGTAATTGTTTCTACAGCCGTATTGTTAATCGAAGATTTATCTGCTGCATAATTTAAAGTCTTTGCACTAGCTAAATGTGGTGAGTAGGTTGTACCACTACCACCCATAGATATGAGCGATTTATTAACCTCAGTTGTGACGTCCATTACAACATTACTTAAACCTACCTTTATTGTAATTTATAGATAGCCGCCAATTTCAGACTTCATTTCTCGTAGATTACGAATCGCTTTCTGTTCCAGTGTTCGAACTCTATCTCTTGACATATTTAACATCTGACCAATGGCTGTCATTGACATTGGCTCTAAACAATTATCACCAATTCCGTAGCGCATTGCAATAACTGCACCTTGCATCTCCGGTAACTCGTCAATTAAATCCTGTACATCTTCTTTGATAAATGCTCGTTCAAGTAGTAGATCAGGCAGCTGGGTTTCATCTTCCAATAAATCGATTAATGCAGTGTCTCGATTTTCTCCGATTTTTATTTCCAGTGATGTCGGCTGTCGTGCCTTGCACATTAAATCTTTGATTTCTTCTACAGACAAATTCAAGTACTCTGACAACTGAAAGACGTTTGGCATTTCACCATTAAGCTGACTTAATTCACGCTGGGCTTTCTTAAGCTTGTTGAGGTTTTCTGTAACATGAATTGGTAACCTGATCGCCCGCGACTTTTCAGCGATTGCGCGAGTGATCCCTTGCCTGATCCACCAATAAGCGTAGGTAGAGAACTTATAACCACGACCAGGATCAAACTTTTCCACACCACGCACGAGACCAATCGTTCCTTCTTGGATAATGTCGAGCAATTCCATATTGCGCTTGGTGTATTTCTTAGCGACTGACACAACCAGCCGAAGGTTTGCAGTGACCATCTTGTCTTTGGCTTTAGTTCCATCTCGAAGCTCCCGCTTAAGTTGGCTAAAAGGGATTTCCAAATGCTCTGCAAGCTCTTCATCACAAATTTCCAAGACTTTTTTCTTTTCTTGCAATTCCATTAGCCTTTGAACTTTCCTTCCAAGCAGAATTTCTTCTTCATGCTCTAGAAGAGGAATCCGACCAATATCTCTAAGATATGCACGAACTGAGTCACCTGAAAGTTTTGTTTGTGGCATATAAATGTTTCTTTATACACTTAATATTAGCCTAAAATTATGTTTTAGTCAATTATTCTTTTCAATCTACTGAGCATAGATTCTTGCAAATCGGATACTTTCTTTTGGGTTTTCGCCCGTTTCTAACGATTCAACTGCCATAGCTTGTGCTGCATGTTCGTTATAACCTTTTTCCCGGTAATTAGTGTAGTTGCGCTCATATTGTTCAATTGAACTATCTAAATCTTCACCATGATGAAGCATTTCAGCAGTCAGATGATTTGCTGCTTGATCGGGTACACCATCTGTTTTTAAGTGTTTCCAAATTGTTTGGAATACTTCTGGGTCATGTTTAGGTTGTTCTCCAGCTAAACGCACTGTTCATATCTATTAGTAACTTCTTTATTGTACTTAATTAAGCCATATATCGATTTTGTTCAAGTGCGTTCAGAATTAAATTCGGATTAATTCCCATTGTCATAGCTTTCTGAGTTGCAATATCAGTTCTGAACTTTTTACTTTCAATTGGAGTTTGATTACCCATTGCTCTAATAGCCTCACTGCCGGTTTCAGCTAGAACGTCTTCCATATAGTTGCTAAAAACTTGCTGTGTACGATAAGCTTGGTTATCAGCAACTAGTTGATCTCTTCGCGTTTGTTGGACTGCATTTGCTTGTGCACCAGTAACTGCCGTACTTGCGTTTTGATTAAAGTTTTGCGCTTTTAAACGGGTTTGACTGATAGGTTGGTGATTCATTCCAACTTGTGCATCAGGACCTGAATACATATTTGGCACTTCTGGCGCTGATGTACGAGCCATTCCTGGAATTCCATTATGAGCTAACGATGCACCTAAGAATTCCCTTGAAGTTAAAAGACGTGGATCTTGCATTTGATTTACATACTCATTAATTACATTGTAGGGGATGCTATCAACATCCCCTTACAGTTTTAATCAGACATCTTGAACTAACATCTTGGCACTTAATGCACCTTGAGGAGCTTGAGCTAAATACTGCCAAGCCTGCTCTGGATTGTTATCCATCATTTCGCTAAACCCACCCCAGAAGTCTTGGGATGCATTAACATTACGTCCTGGCGTAGGCATTGTCATTTCAGGACGGTTAAAGGACTGAGGCACACGACCTTTTTCTTGAGCTTCAATTTCAGCTTCGAATTGTGCTCGTGCTTCATACTGTTGACGCGCTGCAGTTTCTTCAGCAGTTTCAGTCGGATAAGGACCATTGGGGCCAAAGAACTCGTTGACATAATCTGCCAACACATCGGGGTTTGTCAGCATCAGATTCATTGCGGCACGCTCTTCACCAGCGGCTTGTAGTAACAGAGAGTTGGACTGACCGCGTTGAACCTGCTCAATCAAGGCATCTTCTACAGCACATGCATACTGATTTAACAGAGCAGGGGCTTCAGCACCAAAGTGCTCAAGAACTTCAAGACTTTGATCGCTGATTTGGCTTAGATACGCGTCGGCGGCCGGAGCTGCCTGCACCTGACGTTCTGCCTGTTGGGCGACCTGCGCCTGCATTTGCTGCTGCGCGTAAGCCTGGGTTGAAGCTTGGGGACTGTAAGTCGGGGCTGCCGAATACTGGGCTTGAGGCTGTGGCTGAGTTGAAGCCCAGTTGGCTTGGATACTGGCCTGCGGCGTTGGTGTCTGGTACGCCGAGTACGGAACCTGGGTTTGGGAGGGGCTGCTTGTATTCAAAGATGCGCTCAGCGCCTGGAACGCTTCCTGCCATGGATTCCCTGCCGAAGGCTGCGCTACCGGGGCCGCTGCCTGGTAAGCCGGGGGTTGGGGTGCCACCGGAGCCTGGGGTGCCGGTGATGCCTGGAATGTCTGGGGTTGGCTCGTCGCGTACTGTGCGGCCGAGGGCTGCGCGACGCTGGTCTGCATCGGAGAGCTTGGCTGTACTGCTGTCTGAGCTACTTGGTTTGTACTTTCCACTGTAACTTAACTCCTTACGTAAATACTCAAGTGATTTGTATAAAAACCCTGTGATATCAAGGTTTGGATCAGACGCTAATGGTTTATCTGGCGTCTGTGGATGAGGTAATTGGAACAAAGATCCAAGTAACCCAATAAATTGATTAATGCTTTGTTGTGTTTGCTGGACAACGCGGAAGGGGAAACCAGATAGCATTGCTGAACGTTCTTCTTCCGTTTTATTTGGGAAAAGATATTTCAGAGCTTCGATAGAACCGACGCCTGCTTCTTGGAGGTTCCGTACAACAATACTGTTTTGAAGAATTTCGTCAGAACTTTCCTCGAAAACTTCGCCCATCCAGCGCCAACTAACTTTAGTGCTGCCGTCTGGAATTAGACCAGTTACACCATCAGGCATTTCGCCTGATTCAAGTGTAGCACGCACAGAATCTGTTCTTTGATTCTCATACAATGCAAAGGCTTTCATGTACTTATCATTAGCTGCTTGAAACTCTTCGGGATTTTGAAAGTCTTCTTTTAATGGAATTTCTGGTTTTTGAAGACCAATAGCAACTGCAAAGCTTTCATTGAACATTCTTTCTTCATGTTGGATCATTAAAGAAAAAAGCTTACATAATCCATAAGTAAATAAGGCTCTTGCTTTTTTCTCTGCTGTTGAGGCAACACGTCCATATAGTGTTTTGATTTCATAAGCAGTTGCAGCTGTTCCAAAATCAATATCATCCACACCGCCAA